CTCAAGTTGGGCGGAGTGGATATCCGCATACACGCCAGGAGGTAATGAAGACTCGAAACTTTTCAGTTTCAGGTTTCCATACGCATCTGGGTCAGTATGTTCACGGGATTCCCGAGTCAGCTCTTTTCTCAAGAGCTCGCTCCATGCGGCTTCACACCGGGCTAATGCCCTTGTATAAGGCTGGAGAATCCGGTGTTCTACTCTCTGGAGATGGTTATTCCATCTTCTTTGAAAGAACACATCGTTACTAGACGTCTTCTCGTGCAGAATACAGCAAGGAAGCTGTATCTCTGAACGCGGGAATGGATTGGGATAGCAACTTTCAATGACAGAAATCATTAAAAGAGCATCTTGATATCCAAACTTTGCGATTAAATTGTTGCAAAGATCGACGTCAGTTGACATACTGGTATTAGACGCATTAAGGCCATGCCGCACCTGGACAGGAGTTACATCGCAACCGCGATAGTAAGCCCCGCCACAGGATTCTCGGAATGGTCCATTAATGAAGGACTTCTGCCGGTTAACACTTAATCCGACAGATTCCAAGCCCTTAATCACGGTCTCTGCTTTATCAGCTTCGACTATGATATCGTCTCCATAAACAAACACTGATCCAGAAGGATCAGAGCTGTTTATTGCGGCTGAAGCAATAGCCCAAAAAACTAAAGCTTCTACTGGAAAACAGCAAGCGCTCCCCATTGGAGCAAACTTGTTGAATTCAACGATTTCACCGTTAGGCAGTACCGTGCTCTTAGAGCGACATGCTTTGAGAGCCTTGACCCAAGTAGAAGAGAATAATCTCTCAACGAGGGCAAGTGATACCCGATCAGAAGCATCGGATAAGTCGAGAGTTGCGTACTCACCAGTTTTACTGGCAAAGCAAGCAAGATCTCGGTTTATGCTTTGGTCAGAAAAATTAATCTGACCACGGGTAATTTCGTGGGTCTCGATGGTTTTATACATCTTTCTCATGATCCCCTGCTGAATAAACATTAACTCAGCAGGCTCACATGAGATGATGCGTGGACCACGAGAATCCTTTGGAACGAGAACAAGTCTCGCCTTGGGATTCAGTTCTACTGATTCTAACAGCTTCTCGAGATCATCAGATGGATGACTAAGAGAATAGAAAAAGTAGTCAGGATACGAAAAAGCTGCATCGAGCTCAGAATAAAACCTGAGTTTATGCCATTTCTCGTAATTAGCCGTACGGCAAGCGGTAGAACCGCTTCCGTGACAAGGACGTATATCAAAAGGATCAGTGTTACATAAGATCCGCTTGATGATACGACTCGCCCTGTCAATAACAGGAGTAGAAGACTCCAAATTGACAGAAGCCAGTTCACTATCCACCCTTTTGAAAGTGGTAAGGAACTGGTCAACGGTTTCCTGGTCATAACTGACCTCCAGTTTGTAGAAAAAGTACGACAGTTGCCGTACGCAATCTACAGCCTCGGGATTACCATCTAACGCACCTAGAAACGCATACCTTAGGAACACTGGCATGCCATCATCACCTACTTTGAAATAAGTGGTGATAGGTGACCATACAGAAGTTGCATGGTACGAATCTAGTGCTTTACCTAAACTAGGTAAAGCTGTGGTTAGAAAAGACAACCCCTCAATTCGAGCTCGATCAAGGAAGACTGTAATGTCTTTTTCTTGAACGAAAAGCTCGTAGCGACGGTTTCTCGCTAGGTTGACCCACAATTCGCAAAGTGGGCCTAGGCTCTTCCGGTCACTCAATGATATCATTGAACGGCCTCCAAAGAAGAGCATCCCTAAGTAAGAAACTGAGACACCCGGGGTCTTAATGGAAAGGATTTAATAACATCCATCCAAAATCGCAGAGTCCTCGGTCCTATTTAACGTAAAGAGGGATACTTGATCCCCCCGGCTTGGTTAGGCATAAGCTTAACTAAGTCTCGTTATTTAAGACTCTGGTCACGTTACCGTTGGCGCCTCCTTCGATTAAAAAATCGACGAGTGCGTTTACCATCGCAATGATGGCGGCGTTCGTGATTGCAGTGTTAGGTGGGCGAACGATATTCAGATAAACTGAAGCCGTCGCCGGCACAAGTGCGGAATCAACCAAAGTATGGTCAATTCTTATCAAGTGCCTTTGAACACCAGCTTTCGTCGTCTCGTGAGAGATGGTCAGAATTTTCTCAGTAGGGAGTGTTAAACTCTGTATTGAATACTCTGACCTGACTAAGTCTGCCGCACGTAGATCATAAGTCAAAAGATTTGTGTCTACGTCGGTGGCGCAGTCCGCCGAAAGGGCTAGCGATGTCCCAATTGACATAGGGATACATCCTCTCCCCAACTAGGGGTGGTTTGAGCGAAACGCTCGGTTTCTGGAATAAATCCAGTCGGAATTTCGGCATAAAACCGATTACCGATAAAAACCAAGTGAACTAGTTTTGGTATTGGCCAATTATCGACGGGTGTTTCCACCCCCGATCCATAGGCTCAATGCTAGTATCGCCTGATTCATTTTGGGTACTTTCCATCCTCTCTTGAGAAGTTCAAAAAAGTCTGGAACACAGGAATATCGGTGAAAAAATGATCTCCGATATGTCCCCCCAGTTAGTGGGATATCGAGATGATCAACATTAGCAACGTTGGTCACCCTCATATCCACACTGAAGCTTTCTTTGTACTGGACGTAAGAATCGACCAGTGCAAATGGCAACTCCAGAGTATCAATCTTGAACGAATTAGCCACTTTCCCTACGTTGACAAACCAGTCAACTACAAAGGAAAATGGTATAGCGTCCCAAATGATACCCGGGTTAAGTTCGAAACCAAGAGAGTCTAATGCTCCACGTAAACCACGTTCGAAACCGGACAGTGCCTGGATAGGCAATGGACGATAAGCGATGTGGCAAGTGACCTTTCGCTTTACGTAACCAGACCAATCAACTTTGATTGTTCCGTTAGCGTAATAGAAGGTTCCTGATCCGCCTTTACTCTCATCTAGAACGGTTTTTCGCTTACGCCTTAACTGGCCAAGCGAGTCGTTCCAGTCCTTAAGCTTCTTCTGGAGATTACTTATAGAGCCTATCATATTAGATACGTCCCCAATAGTGGGGCGCCATCCATATTGAAGGTTCAAATTAAGGTTCGCCAGATTAGGCAAAAGACTACGTCTCATATCCCACAGTTTCCACAGAGATTTTATCTGGCCTAAATCCAACAGGAAATTAGGCACAGAGACCTCTGTGAGATCTGGTTTTAACGCATCCCAAGAATTGGTGATGTGTAAAATAGC